CTTCGGTGTTGACCACAAGCCCTTAATTTTTCATAGGACCTTAAGTACTGAGCCTTCATACTGGGAGAAGAGTTACTAGTTTTAAGCCACTCCAAAAAATCCCCGTCGGGAACTCCTCTAGGTAAGAGACGTTGGAACGCTAATTTCCTCCAACTCCAAAAGTTTTCGGAAATCTCCTCATCCATATCGATAAGGGGCATAGTAACTCTTGTTCTTATAGCAGCATACATATTATAAGAATTATTTGAGAAATGAATGGGTTTATATTGCTCGAATTGTGATGATAATGAATTATAAGTGATCCCTCGAGACCTCATCTCTGTGTCTAACACAACTGATTTTCCAGTGCACCTGACAGAGCATTTTTCTCGAATAGGAGGAAGTTCCCCAGAGTAAGTTTGTATGCATTGGGCATTAGGTAACCTAACGCCTCGAGCCAAATTGAAAACGCAACTCCGGAGAAAATGCATAATAATACCAATGCTTGTTCTTGGATATGGACAAAGAGCCAAATACCCATAACAAAAACAAAAGTAATAGAATACAAAACAAACCAAAATTCAAAGGAAGATATTGTGACAACGATACAATCGCCACGAGCATGACGAAGGTGATAAAAGTAGCAAGGGGCCAGCCCTTGTGAAAAACTGGAATTGGGTGCTGAGAAGCGAAGAACAAAGGTTCCCCAACATCTATAGCCAAAGCCCCCAAACCATGAACCTGATGAGAAAAGTCCGGATTAATGAAATTATCTTTCTCCTCTACACGACTATAATGAGTGCTAGGGCGCACGTTAAATTTACGCAACAACATGGCACATGTTGAATTCAATTCCTGCATCAAGATAGTCCTTTCTTCCGGAGTTGGATATTTTTTCCAATGTGTCTGCATCCAAACTAAAGCCTCATCAACTATACCAGTAGGCAACTCGACATACCCTACGTCGGACCTAAAACTGGGTGCCAATACACTCCGGCGCCAATCTGACCTGATATTAAATTTCTCCATCTCTGGGGAATAATCAAGTGGATCTCGCACGTCACCACCAATTTCTGCACGAAAAATTGGGTGAATACCACGAGGGTGAGATTTTAAATACGCCTTTTCCTCTTCTTCGGGATCAATTGGATCCTCGTGAATGTTAGGCTCTTGATAGCTCTCACTGTCGCGCTGAGTGTCTTCTGAGTTTTCACTCCCTTTTGACTCAGGTTGAGAAAGATCGCCCCTGGGCCCGTCACCTCCGAACAAGGGAATTACGGAGGTTACCCTGTCAATGACCGATATAAGAGATGCGGCCATCTGAAGGAAGTTGACGTTGCCACGCCTCCTTCCTGAGTTTTCTTTGCTTTGAGATGCATCACCATCACCATTTCGGTAAACCTTTCGGTTCCTTAAGGAACCCGAGGTGCCTTCTTTCCTCTCTCCAGTAGAGGTAGAAGGCTGGTCTTGTTCGTCTTCGTCTTTTATTTCGACTTTGACGGAGAGTTCAGGATCATTGTTAAAAAAGTCCTCCATACCCGGAGGAACTTCCTTACCATTACGTTCGACCCTAG